TGTTTGATCAATAAAATCACCTGCCCCAAAACGGCTGTTGGTGAGCATGTTGTAAAAACAACAAACCGGACATGTTGTCCAGTGCAAATCTGTGGTCAGACTGCCGTCAAAAGGGATATCCGAAGACTTAAAAGCAATACTGCCATCAGCTCTGATGCTGCTGTAGTTAGACGGCACCTGCACTTTCATTCCCCTTACTTCATAGGCCCTTGCAGGCAGCGTGTTGTACTCCTCCGAGTCAAGACTTAAATATGCAGTAGCTGTAAAGGGATACGAGGTCTTAAGTCGTTTGCCAAGAATCATGCTTGTCCAAAAAATTTCGTCAGCACGCTTGTCCGCTAAAGGAGTTCTTTCAGGCAAATCTTCAAAGTCTCTAAATGTAATCTCAAACGCATCTTCAGGCTCATCAAATTTAATCTTCTGTACTCTTATGCGATAAGGAAATTTATAGTCGCGTAAGTCAATTTCTTGCGTTTCAAACTGATACCCAGATCTAGAAATGCCTTTAATTACATTTTTTTCTTCCGTGTTTACCGAAGCTATGTCAATCTGATCAAAACCACCGTCCTGAGCCTGTATCGCAACGGCAAGTTTTATTTGAGCAGAAAACAATTGCCCACGTGCCAAGCCTTCTGGAGCAACACAAAACAGCTTAGAAACAGTAAAAATTAGTTTTACAAAATCAATTTCTGGATCTGTAATGTCACGGATAACTTGGCCTTCTCCGTAATCTCGACTTCCTTCTACAACTAAATCTTGCTCTGTTAACTCCTCAGAGTAACTGGACCCAATTTGCTGGTTAACGTCTTCAAGAGTTGTTTGAGCATCATAGAAACTTGTGCCTTGAGTTAGATCGCCCTGCTCTCTTACTCCTCTTACTCCTTTTACATAAACACCTCCTTGTTTAAACTGTTCAAACGAGACCTCTGTTTCGTTTAGGAATATGCTCTTGCGATGATGCACAAAGCCTTCAATCGGCCCTTCGCAAATGGCGTCGATCAGCTTAAGATTGGTTTTTGAATTAAGAGCCATTAGCCTGTGAGGAGATTGTATCCATAACCCTGAAGCTCAAACGTAGCATTGTCATGCACGGCTGCGTCAATAATCTCAACTGTTATATCCATTCCATCGTTGTTACGCCCTGAAGCCCTTGGCATTTTTAGGCGATGACCGTAAGTAAAATCTTGAGATTCGTTCACTAATCCTTGCAAAGTTACTTGAGCCGATGCAACGTCAACGTCAGCGCCACCCCGTGTAATTGCCACAGTAATTTTGTAAGTGATAAAACCGTCAATCTTAGTCGTTCCGTTTGCGGCTACATAGTCATACAAGCCGCGATTTACAGAAAATATAACGTCCAACTCTTTTCTTCTGCTTTCGCCTATTCTGTATTCGAGATGAGGACGGTTATCTTTTCCGGTATTAGTAGTGTATTCAGCACCTGTTTCAATTTTTTGATCTTGATTCTTGCCAAAAATTTTGCTTATTTTATGCCGACTGTCAGGCAATTTTGAATTTTTAATTGGCAAAACACCCATCTTGCTGTCTAAGCCCCCACAGGATCTTAATTCTCGTTTTAATTTATCGCTGTTAATTTTTAGCGTTCCTAAGCGTGGCTTTTGAGTTTCGAGCTTTAGCGGATCAGAGTCATCAGACACCTCAAGATTAGCTGCTAACAAATGACCGCCTGTGATCACACGCCCGTAAATAACAGGCAAAGTTGCTCCCGTTCCAACGGTATTAGCTGGACCGGTAAAAGCATAGGACTGCTCCCCTGAACTACCTCGTGTAACACCATCAGGGCCAGGGCCACGAACGCTGGTGCCTTTGCCCCGTATTCTGTTTGCGCCAAGATTCCCAAGCTCCGGCTGCGGTGAAATCAAGTTTGCTGTGCCTTGCAGAATTAGACCTGCACCAACAGCACTAATTGCCGTACCGATAGTGGCTGCAGTTAATACCGCACTTGTAGAAACACCAATAGCCGCTGCTCCTCCTCCTAAAATTCCACCACTTAAGCCAGCAGTGCCAAACAGACCCGCACCAGGGAACACAAATGACGCCGCAACTAAACCAACACCAAGCAAAATTTGTGTTGTCGCGCCACCACTACCACTAATTACCGGCACCACAAGCAACGGCTTACTGCCAAACGGCAGCTGCAGTTCGTCGTATCCCATTGACGCACCACCTTGGATTACCTTGTATCCAACGCCGTTATGGTGCGCCTGAATTAGCTCCTGCTTCAACTTTGGATAGTTAAAACACAGCAGCTTGATGGCATCAGCTGGTGTCTGCAGGTTGTAATACTCGTGTTGCTTGCCGTATTTCTCGCCAAGCTCACCTGCCAGCAGGACAAGTTGCATGACGATAAACAGCTGCAGTCCTCCGCCAATAGTACCGCCGCAAAGGCTCTACTGCACTTATGCCATTCATTCGTTGATGCAGGATTTTGTCCCCGCCCACATAAATCGCAGCGTGCATGGGCGCTTCTGTCCCAAGCTTCATGATTAACACGTCATGCGGCTGACGTTCATCAAACGAAATTTGGTTAAATCCAACGCTCCACGCATACCTTAGAAACAGGCTATCGGTGCTCTCTAAGCACTCAGGTCTTGTGAAATCTGGAATGTCGATGTTCAGCAGTTTGTAGTAATCCTGCAACAACGAAAAGCAGTCATGCTTGCCATACTCCCACTGCTGTCCGATTAAGGCTCGATAGTTAACCATTTTTGATCTGGCACAGAGTAAACGTACCAAAGCAGCTTGGTTTGTCTGCAAGCAATACGGTCATAGTCACTAGCCGGTGTTCCCTGTGGATGCGAATGCACAATCGCTTCAATCGTTCCGGTAAGCATTGCCCGTGCATAATCTACCGGACTAATTACAAAGGTGTTTTCTGGATCGGAAGCAATATTTCTGCAAGGAAAATAGCTGCCGTTGACGACTAGACCTGTTGATTCTTTTGGGTTTTGCTGCTCTGCGTGCCTTGCAGCATCACGCTTGAAGTCTTGCGCCATAGAACCCACCAAAAGGCAACTCCGCATTTTGTCCAAACCTGGCCTGACAACTAGAGACACGCTTGCCACAAATGTCGTTAGTCACCTTGCCATTAACAATAATTTTGCTGCTTTGAGGAATTGCAATATCATTTACGGTAAAGCAAGAGTCTCCGGTGTAGCCGCATTCAACGCCCCTATACCTCCACGGGCAGAACTCTTCGATAGTTCGGCCAGGCAATGCAACATTAGTTAGATCAAGCTTAGGCGCTAACTCAAACTCAACAAACTGTTGGTTTTCAGACGATACCCTATCGATATACCAAGTTTCAATAATCTTGGCATCAGGGTCAGAAGTATCGTTAAAGGTCTCCATAATAAAACTATCTGACCCTTCAGTCACTAACACTTCGGTTACGTCTTGATCTGGCGCAAACGACGAACCTTGACTGAAATTTGTTGTGTCAATAAATTTAACAAAAGTGCGAATACGCCTGACTTTTGCGGCCAAAGGATCGTATTGCAAGATCAAGTTGGTAATTGCATTATTTATGTTTGCTACACGCATTGTGGGACGTGGCAGAGTACCTTTAGCCGAAAACTCAAATCCATCAACTTCTACAGGCACAGCGGCATAGGTTTCATTATCAAATTTAAGATCTTCTGTTAAACCGTTCTTGCCTGGGTGATAACGCAACGTATCTTTTATGCCATTAACTTCAAGCGTCAACTCAACCTCAAATAGGTCAATAATTGCCGTTGGGTCAAGTTTTAATAGTTCTTCTGCTAACGGCTCAAAAGCCTCCCACGTACACGTTCCATCAACAAGAGTTTGCGTAATCTTGAAGGGAAACGCAGGTTCTTGACTTGCAAAAGTCGCATACTCATCTGCGCTAGCTGTCGTGCCAGCAACAATGCACTTAAATGCAAGCGTGTTTCCCTTTACCGGATTCGCACGAACAACGTCACCAACCTCAAATGCCGTCTCGGCTAGCCACCTATGAAGAACGTAAGGGTAAGCCATTAGGTCTCAAATACTTGGACGAAGGTTGTGGAAATTTCAGCGCGATCAATAAATGAAATCGTCTTGGTCCATTCAGAACAAATAAACTTACTGCTGGCTTGCTCCCCAGGCGGCGTGTAGTTGAAGTGCTCAACACCGCCCCTTGCGTCAAGGAAGGCTTCGATCGTGTCAGCCTCTGCCTCTGATACGCGAAAGGTCAGATTGTAGACCTTTGGGTTCCGGTTGATGCCAAACGTTGCTCGCTGGCTATAACCACTGCCAAAAGCAATTGCACGCACCTGCGGTGCGCTTTGCTTGGTCATCCCTGGTGCGGGATCAAAAGCAGGGAAGGTACTCATTAGCGGGACAATAAGCCTCCAGGTCGCTGTTGCTTGATCAATTCTGCCTGCACAGC